TTTGCCGTAGCGAAAACGTAGCAACATTTTTGCCTTTGACCGCTTGTAAAAACGGGCCAGACGTTAGGCGCTTTTGAGTTCGTCCATTAATTCCGGGTGCCGGTCCAACAGCTTGAACAATTGCACCAGGGGCCGGGGTGGGGTGGCTTTGCCCGTCTCATAGCGGGAAAAGGCATTAATCCCCCCGCCGAACAGTTCGCCCGCTTCGCGCTGGTTAAGTGCCAGTTTCTTTCGCACGTGTTCTATGAACTCAGGTTCGACCTGATCCGGGTCGATCTTCTGTTTGAATGCTTTCATTGCCTCAAACAGTCGGCCTGTTTCTTCATAGCTATAAATGGCCTCACCGCACGCCTGACAATAATCACCCGTTATACCTTTGATGATTGTGGTGTGGCCTTTATAGGTGTATGGAACGTCGCGTGTGTCGCGGACAAGTTCGGCTTGCCCGCATATAGGACACTTCATGTTTATAACTCCTTAAAGCTGACGATTAGCACACCGTCGCTCACTGTGAATTTCATGTATACCCGCCCGGCTTTGGTCATCGGGCGGTATACGTCCTGCCACACCTTAGAATCTGCGTATGTAGTCATGCTTTTGTGAAAGTCCCGAGCGGTAAGGCTCAGGGCAGTTTCGATCATGTCGTCACGATCAAAGCCCAACTTGTCAGCACCCATCACAGCGGAGTTAGTAAAGCTAACGTGACCGCTTTTGATCAGGCTTTTGATTAGTGGGAGTTTGGTGTGGGGGGTTAGCTTTTCCATGTGTGCATTATAACCTATTAGGTTATATTAACCTAATAGGTTATTGAGGTAGCAGACAGGCGGCGCAGTATCAGGCCGGAGCGGTCTGCCCCTGGGTATCAGCCTGCCTGATCAGCTTTCTTGCCTTTGGCCTGGGTGATGCTCACCACATCGCCCGGTGTGTCGTCGAAAAGATCGAGCATAGCCACGGCATCACGGACACGGCGCGGGGCGAGGTGGGCATATTTCTCAGTCATCACAATAGTGGAATGACCGAGCAGGTCGCGCACTTCTGGCAGCGGCACCCCCGATGACACCAGCCACGCGGCGCACGTGTGGCGTAGGTCATGAATGGTGAAGTCGGCTATGTTCGCCGCTTTGCAGGCAGATTCAAACGCGTTGCGAATTGACTTGATACGCTCGCCGGACGCTAGACAAAACACATATGGGCTATCAGGGCAGTGTTCAGCCCGGAAGGCCTGGCGACTGAGCAACGCATCAAAGGCCGCACGGTTGAGCGGCACTGCCCGGCGCTTTTGGCTTTTCGTGTGCTCGCTTTCCAGAATGATCAACCGGTTATGCAGATCCACACGCCGCCATTCCAGCCCGTAGAGTTCGCCACGGCGGCAACCTGTATTTACAGCAACCCTAATGAAATCATCGAGAAATTCGCCGTTCCTTTGCTGCCGTGCCGCGTGGCACAACTGGCTAACCTCAGCACGGGTGAGCCAGCGAATACGACCATCAGGTTCACGAACTCGCCTACCTAAGACCGGGTTTGGTAGATGCCACTCTAGCTCTGAATTGCAATAGTTGATTGCAGCCGACAGCGCCGACAATTCGCGGTTGATCGTCGAGTTTTTCGCACCTTCAAGGGTGCGCTGGTGGGTATAGTTTCGTATGTCCTGGCCCGTCAGATCATTGATGAACCGACCGGCAAACATGCTTTTAAGCATCTTTACCCGGTCAACCGTGGAGAGGTACGACCGGTGGGCGCGGCTAGCGTGGAGTAGATACGGTTTCATTACCGCTTCAAAGGTACGTTTAGGCTTTACCCCTGCCAGCCGTTCGCGCCAGGTATCCGCCCGTTTTTGCTGTTCAAGGGCGCGGGCGTCACCTTTGCTGGTGGTTTTGGCTGATTCATTGCGCCAGGTCCCATCAGTATCTTGGTAACTGATCCACCAATATTTTGAATCCTGGCGCTTGTATGGCATGGGCCTGATCATCCGTGCGGGGTTATGGCGCGGATAGTACACCGGGCGCGAAAATGTTTTCACGGGCTATGCCACGGAATATGGGGGTTTGGGGACTGATGGCATAAGGAAGCACTAAAAGAGGGCTTTTCTTATTTGTAACCTAGCGGTAAAGTCTGGCCCCAGAAACGACAAAGGCCCGCTAAGCGAGCCTCTGACGTGGGTGAAAAGTGCGGCAAACACTGTTCACCCCAGGATGCCGGGAAGGTAAGAGACGCGGCATCTGTAGAAACAGATTTTGAACGCTCCGAAAAGTTCTGTCCAGTAGGCAGAGCTAATTGATTCCGTCCGTCTGATCTATGGATGCCCCCTTTCAGCTGTTCTTTCCGACATCCGCCCTTGCCCGTGGGTGGAAGGATCAAGAGACGACGGCGCGTGTAAGGGGGAAGGCGGCTACCGGGGGTTCTATCAAAGCCGCGACGTAATGAGGTATCAGAAGCAGTGACTGGCGCTTAGATTGGGGCAACCCTTGGGCGCGTTATCCGTTCTGATGGCTAGCGACGTGATAGGCGGCGCGACGTGTCGTAACGCTAGCAGTGGGGGCAATGTCCTGTAACCCCATCCCGGTGAGGCTCCAAACCACGGCTCCGGTCGGCTTGGCACATCGCGGTAAACCTAAGAGCGGCTCAGCCGCTCTAGGGTGAGGTTCGCCCAGATCCCACCACCCACTCACCAATCAGCTTGTCTACAGAGCAAGAGCAAGAGCAAGAGCAAAAACAAGCACTAAATAACATGTGGCACTAGCAAACAGACAAAGCCAGAACAAAAGCCCGATAGGTCAACATTAGCCGGGCCTTTCAGGATGGCACCGGGGCTGGCCCACATATGACCAAATCATGTGCCCTGGTTAAAACAGACAATAAAAAACCCCCTGAACGTAACGATTAGGGGGTTTTTGTAATCACTGGTTTTGACGCATTACTTCAGCCAAAGCGCTTTCGTGTTGTAGTTCTGCTTCTTCCCAGGTCTCACACCTCATCACGTCTACTGACCTCCCGTCTTGCTCATCAAAGACCATCGTTTCAAACACAAGCGGCGGAAGGTTGCTTAACGTCCGTGTATCAATGCCAAGGAAAACGGTGCTGACGCGAAAATTACCATAGGTGGAGTCTTTGACATGCCGATCTTCTAAGCCGTACCAGCGCGCCCAATCGCATTCTGTCCAGCCATTGGGCATGGCTTCTACCTTATGCCCGTTGAGAATAAAGAACCTCATAGAAAGCCGTCCCGTTCTAGTTTTTCCGCTATCGCCTGGCTGATATAAGCCGTTCGGGTCAAGCCTGTTTTGGTTCGCGCCTGGTCGATCAGCGCCACGCGGCTTGGCAACATGTTGAAGTTGTACTTTTCCAGCTTTTCCCGTTCGCTCACCACATTGGCTGGTTTAACAGGGGATTGGTTGACGAACTGAGCGCGGGCCGCGTCTGTTAGCAGCGCGTCTGGGTTTGTGTAGTCGGGCTTTTTGGCCATGGGGTCACTCTCCGAAAATCAGTTTAAGCAAGCGCGCCAGTTCTAGGCCCGCTTTGGGGTCGGCTGGCTTTGTCTCGAAAACCGATAGCCCAACCAATGAGCTATCGGGGAAGGCATCACGCTTGACGATGGGCGCGTCAACGTAAGGAATCGCCGGATATTGGGCCAGGGCATCCGCTGCGCGCTTATTCTCAGCAGGCCTGAACCCCGGCTTTGTCTCATTCAAGAACGCCATGATTCGCACATGAGGGCGCATGGCTTGAGCCTTCGCGCATAAGTCCGCCATCTGCTTAAGTGCCCATGAGTCGTACCCCTTTGTTCTAAAGGGAATAACGATCACATCGGCAAGTAACATGGCCTCACGCATGGTCGCTGAGTCGAAGCCACCGCAGTCAATCACCACATCATCAAAAATTGACGCCTGACTTTTGACGGCATGGACCAGATCCGATGGCAGCGGGATATGATCAAAAGCAATAGGCGCAGCGATGCCCTGGTGCTTTCTAACGCGCATCGAGTCAAACGAGCTGGGCTGAAAGTTGCCGTCGATGTGCCAGACATTGTGGCCAGCCATGGCGCGTGCGGAGCTTATTTGAACTGAATGGGTGGACTTCCCACACCCGCCTTTTGTGTTCGTGACTAAAACTATCATTCCGTGATGCCCTCATAGGTACAGCATAATTATATCAGGGATATACCGGGGGTATGCTAGGGGTTTTCCGGGGGTGTATCTGGAAAGTCGGGTGCCACCGCGTCACCTACTAGGGCGTTTAGCAACTCGTCTGCCCGCTGGCTCAGTTCGCGCAAGGCGGCTGCCGTCTGAGGGGAAATATCGGAAACGGGGTTTTCCAGTAGTTCAACAAGTCCAGAAAGCCGGTGATAGTGAATCATCGCCATGAATGAGCCATCTTCTCTTTCGGGTTTATCAGTGGCTGCCAGATGCCTTGCGACTTCCTGAGTCATGGAGGACAGGTTATGAGCGGCGACAAACATGATTGCCTGTTCAACGTTGGCTTGTGACATGAACACCCCCTTATCAATGGATGCCTAGCATAACCCTATCAGGGGTATATTAAAACCCCAATGTATATATGACAGGGGTATGAAGTAGGTATGATAGGGGTTCCATGTTTGAGCGCCAGCGCATACAATAGCGATTCAAATGACAAAGGAGGCACAGCAAATGGGCATATTGAAACAGGGGTGGGAGAGCTATCTAGCGCACTGTGTGCCCTCAGATGCTGAGCCTGCCCGTATAGCGGATATAGATTTAGCATTCCATGCGGGGGCGTCTTATGTGTTTTCAGCGATGCTTGAAATGCTTGATAACGATAGAGAACCTACGCGGGATGACTTGCGCAAAATGAGAGATTTACATCTCGAAGTTGTGGAGTGGAAAGACGCTGTTAAAGCCCGTGCCGCCCTAGATAGAGCTAAGGCGCACTGATGGACGCCCAGGCCCCACACGTGCGCGTCACGTACCTGAACCCTATGAACGGGGAACGCTTCACGTTGATTGATGACGTTGACGTAGACACCGCTACGCGGGTGATTGGACGTTTTGGTGATGAGGACCACCGGGCCTACTACTTGCCAGGCCTGATAATCGAAACGATGTAAGAAAGGATGCCAAGCCGGGACACCGCCCGCCACTTAATCTGCAATAAGCAACGGATTAAACATGAACAAAGGTTTATTAGGTTACGCACAGCCAAAAATGATTAAACGGCTTGTCGATGGGTCGCTGGGGGCTATATCGGTGCTTAGTCATTATGATGAAGAGACGTTACACACGGTCCCGGTTTATTTTGAAGTGGACGGCATAGCAGATGAGGCCAGCCAGCGTACCGCGTTTGAAGTCGTCGCCCGCCGTTTAGCTATTGAACGTTATGGTTACAGCGAGCGGGACGCGCTTTTAAAAACCCTGTTTGAAAGGCGCACTGATGGCCGATATTCCATTGATTGGGTAGAAGGGGCCTGGCTTGGATGGTGCGCCAGATGACTTGCTATATCACGCCTCTACAGGTTGCACCAGCCGTGGACATTGACGGCCTGTAGAGCCGTCAACGGGAGTTCACCCCATGAGTTCTCATGAAGATTTAGCGCGTTATCTAAAGATTCATCATTATGGTGTAACGCCGGATGACCTAGAAATAACAGATACACGCGGCTTTTGGCGATTCAAAGCGAGATGCCCTGGCGGCGAGAACTGCCGCCATGCCTTTCGTGGGCATACTGTAGCATGTGAGGGGGGTGGACAAATCACGCTCTATATCTACCAGTCAGGACGAGACCATAACGGGCGGTTTTTGCGCCCATATCGGCTATGGGAAGCAGAAAAAGTGAGAGTGGCAGCGAGCCTACAGGCCGCGAATAACGCAGGCATAGACGGCAGGTAACGCCGTCTATGTGAGTTCGCATAATCCCCACATATGGTAAATCGAGGTTATGGGCATATGGCAAAACCAAACTCATGCAGCGCCCTAATCGGTAATAACTGTAAAAACGGGTTTCGTGTCACCGCGCCTTGTCATGGGGTATGCGTTGACGTACCCCCTATTTGCATGAAAGAAGACGTTTGCGCTCGTCTGTATGCAGAGACAGGGGGAGCGCCGAAAGTAATAGCTGAATCACTAGGTAATAAGCGCGACTTCGTATAACACCTATTAAGCAAAGGGCGCCTCTAGCATGGGCCAGTTCTTAGGAAACCTACCATCCACGCTGGGCAACTGGCTGATGCTGACTAAAATAGCCTTTGGCGACTGGTCACCCGCTGCCAATTTTCTGAGACACAAGATAGCCGAATCACCGGGCGGCTTTGATGAACCCGTGCTGGCAGATGAGACCCAGATGCTTATGATGTTGGCTAAGATCAACCGAGGGGAAATAGAAGAAGGACCCGCAAACCATGAGCCGTGAATACACATTCAACCGGTACGCGGTAGCCAGCTGGTTTTCACTAGGTTTAAGCCTTCTTCTTGCGTACATGCTCTACGGTCGCCCTATGGGAATTCATTATGTAGGTTTGGCGTGTAGCCTTGTTGCAAGTGGTGTACTGATCACTAAGGCTGGCCCGCTACGCATTCCCAGGCGATAAAAAAGGCGGCTATATGCCGCCCTTTGTGCCCTAATCAGACCCGCCCCCCGAGTCACCCCCGCTACTGCCGCCCGACTCATCACCACCCGATGTGCCGCTATCATTGCCCCAGGCCTGAGAGTCATCAACCTGCCGCTGTGTCGTGTTTTGGCGTCCGCCCAGGGACGGCATGACTTTCTGCGCCGCGTTGTGGCGTTTCTGTTTGTTGCGCTTTTCGATCAGCTTGTTATGCATGGATTGCCCCTCATTGAGCCAGGCCCCAAGCCTGGGCGGTTTGGTTTTCCATACTGGCTATAAACCCATCAGCCATGCCCCACACGCCATAGCCATCTATGGTGATTAATTCCACGTCCCAATCAATAGAAACGTCATGGCCAAAGCCTTTGATGTGTACGCGTTCAGGCGTCACGGGCGCGATGAACTCGCCACGTTCGGTGAATGTGTAATTGATGTATTTACAAAGCGCCTCAAGCGAACATTCGATTGTTGTTTCGGTGCGCAGGCTTTCGGCTTTGGTGGTGCATCGGCGGCGAATGCGGACGGTTTTAATTCGTTGCTTTTTGATATGCCTTCCCATGGCTTAACCCTCTACTACCACTTCAGGCCGACTGGCTATGAACCCCACGGGCGCATCATCACCGGTTTGCAATAGCCGGTACTGTTCGACGGCTTTAGCGTGGCTATCAAAGCAATACCGCCGCCCCCAGCCGTACACGTCCATATCAATATAAATGGCCGTTGTGAATATAAGCGGGCCTATTCCAACGATGGTGCCGTCATCAAGCAAACGCAGTTCAAGATAACTGCCGCCACCCATCCTGAAAATATCGTTTATGTGCTTTTGTTGTTCTGGGGTCATGTTGTTATCCATGGATATATCAGAGGTATAAAATACCTCTGAGGGGTATATCATGTGGGTATGATATACCCCTGATCAGTGATGATGCCCGCCGCTGCAATCAGGCCGGAAATGAGCAGGCACACGCCAAAGCCGACGATAAAACCGCGCCAGCCCTGGGGGTCGGTGCGGTCCCGGTCATGGCTCACGGTTTGAGCCTGAAGCGGCGGGAGTCGGCATATATTTCAACCAATGGGCGGTTTCCTTCACCCGTCAAAACGCTAAGCCGCACATCTAGGGGTTCGTTCCAATAGCATGAATCAGCTTTTAAGGACTCATCGCGTAGGGGGAATTCAAGAACTTCAGTGACCATGAACGGGCCGACGAATTGCCGGTTAGATAGGCCCGGCTTCCACTCGCACACATCCCCCACCTTTAACGCGGGCTGAGGCTCTAACAGGGACGCAGTAAGTCGCCGCAGCGTGTCAAGCTTGGTGGCATCAATCTCAGCCAGGGTGGCGCGGGCTTTTTTCAAAACTTCAGGATCGGCGCGGCAATCATCAAAAACATTGATCAGCGTTTGCTCTGACAAACCCGACACCATGCCCTTTTCAAATTCGATCTTTAAATCACCATCTTTATCAAGGCCTTGGACCTCATACCAGCGCCCGGCGACAACGTGAGGCGGGTTGCCTATTGATGCTTGAACTTCCGCTTTATCGCCTTGTGAGGCTATTTGCATCAGTAACCGGTAGTCATCATTTGTTAGTGCCACGGGCATTCCCCCTGGGTTCGTCAAATAGCCCGGACAGCTGGGCCAGTTCGGTGAGAAATTCAGAGGCAATCTGACGGGCCAGGGGGTCATCACAGCTGATGAGCGCCGGGGGCAGTTGCCCCCGAATGCGCGCCCTGGTGACTTCCAGCGCTTTACCGGGCGTACCAGTTATTACCAAATCAACATTCAGAAACAGGGCTGGTGGATAAGGCCCGCCAGGGCAGCTGGCGCTGACTTGCACGGGGCGACCTGTTAAGAGCCGTTCCATGCTTTGGGCATACCAGCTTTTGCCCTCTTCAGTCTCCAAAAAATCAATCATCAGTTGTAACGGCCTGGCCCGTAGATGCCTGAAAGCAGGTTTAGCGCATAAGTTTGCTTCTGTCTAGCGTGTAAGCTGGCTTTCATCTTTTTGAGGGTGAAAATAAAAACCCCGCTCAGTGGCGGGGTTTTGGCGACAAAAATTACATTTTATTTACTGTTTGCTATAGGCGGCGGGTATTAAACGCCAGTAGAACTTTTGCAATGATTCTAAGCTGGGTATCTCTTACTTCAGGTTTTATATCGTCTGGTAAATATTTTGGATTGTCTGAAATGACTTTGATAACGCCATCGTTCATGAGCTGTAAACGCTTAATGACGATTCGCTCACCGATCCGGGCAACATAAACAGAATTTTCTTTAAACTCCTTTACCCCCCGGTCAATTAATAACGCGTCACCGGGCTGATAGGTGCCCAGCATCTCATCACTATCACTGGTAAGCATTGCCAGGTTTTCAACAGATGTGAACGGGACTCCCAAGTATTTCAGCCACTCACGGGACACCGTAAACCCATAAATAACTTGAACAAAACCTTCTGGCATAGCTGGGCCAGCGCCCGCGCTTTCGCCCACGTCAAACATCTGGATCGTGACCCACTCGGGCAAATCACTTTGACCGATTTTGGCTTTTCTGTTTGCGCTATGGTCTCCCAAGGCCTGGCGCATATTCTCAGCCGCAGTTTCATCCATAGGCCCCCGCCCCAGGGCCAGCCAATCAAGCGAAACCCTGTACTTCAGGGCGATAGCTATAACGTGTTCAAGTCTTATCCCACCTTCGGCAACATCTTTGCTAAACCATTGACGCACAGCCGAATAAGACACGCCGCAAGCTTTAGCCAGCGTGGGTTTTATGTCTTTTTCCTGTACGCCCCGTTTCGTAAGTAGGTATTGCATTCGTTCCGTGACTGACATAGCGGCGCAGTCTAGGGGCGTATCGTTGAAGCTGGCTTGCGTCTGTGATGTAAGTCTGCTTTTCTTATTCGTGCCTTGCTCGCTGGAATCGCGCATATATGAACCGTTCTGAATGTATTGCTTATTTTGGCTCGCTCAATCGCTTGGCCAAGGCGCTTGAAATAACCACCAGCGCTGTGAGGCAGTGGGGTGAACAAATCCCACGCGCCCGGCAATACGAGATTGAGCGCATAACCTTTGGCGCGCTCCGAGCCGACCCGGCAACAGATAAACATAATTCACCCCCTGAGCCGTTGGGTCATGACGCGTTAAAACGCGGAATTGATGAACTCGAACGACTGCTTAAATACATCGGCGCAATCGTGGACAACCTTGAGCGCCGCGAAAGCGAACAGGGCCAAATAACACAAAAACAGGCCTGAGAGGGTAGGGGCGAGATGATATCACGCCACCTCTTAGCGCTTTAAAAGCCATGGAATCAGGCGACAGGATGCCCCACCAGAGGGCAAGCGGGGCGGGAATATGCAGTGATGTGAACCCTAACCCAAACGTGCCGAGCTTGAGAAGTAGGTTTTTATGGCTGGTGACTGGATAAAACTGCGCGTAGATCTACACGACGACCCCGCAGTCATTTGTATTTCTGCCCGGCTGGATATCTCGGAAGATGAGGTAGTAGGCAAGCTGGCCCGGCTTTGGGCGTGGGCTGACCGGCACACCGTTGACGGCAAGGCCCCATCAATAACGCCCGCTTGGATTGACCGTTTCCTACACATGCCCGGCATATCTGATGCCCTGGTGGCCGTAGGCTGGGCAAGCTTTAGCGCTGACGGAATCGAACTCCCCCATTTTGAGCGCCACAACGGCAAGTCGGCCAAGGTGCGCGCTGAGGCTGCAATACGTCAACGTTTGTCACGCCAGGGACGTGACACACAACCAAAACAGGTCACGGACGTGTCACACCAAAAGCGTGACAAAAGCGTGACCAGAGAAGAGAAGAGAAGAGAAGAAAAAGAACCCCCCTATATACCCCCCCTTCGAGCGGTCAAGGGCGGTAAAGCCGCAAACGATCCGCCACCCCCTTTGATCAAACCCGCGCCGCCACCCCCGCCGCCTGCCAAGCAAACCGCCGCCGCTGCGCGACGAGCCAGAGCCAAACCACTGACCCGGCCATTCATGCTGACGCGTGACATGCGCGCCTGGGCCGCCGAAAAAGTCGCGGGGGTGGACTTGAAAGAGGAAACAGCCAAGTTCGTTGATCACTACATCGGCAACGGCAAACCCATGGTCGATTGGGTGGCGTGCTGGCGAAACTGGATGAGAAACGCGTCAACCGGGCGTTATAGCGGGGGGCTGGTTATCACCCCCAATGGGCACGATCACGAGTCAACCGATTGGGTCGAAGGGGCATGAGATGGAGCGTATAGGCGATATTTCAAAAGACGTGGCAAAAGGGCTGGCGTTACCAGAGCCTGAGATACGCACAGGCAAAGTGGAACGTATGGCCGCCCCGGCATCAGCAGATCCGCTGGCAGATATTGTGAACCAAATTTTCCGCCAGCTTTGCGGCATTTTCACAGGCTGGCGGCATACCTGGCCTAAGCCCGCTGATTTAAACGCAGCCAAGCGCGAGTATTACAAAGCGCTACGCGCTGAAGGTATTCAGCATTTTGAACAGGTGCATTTTGGGCTAGAAGCCTGCCGCAAGCTTGATACCGACTTTCCACCCAGCGCCGGGCGATTCCTAGCGCTTTGCGTACCTACCCCCCAGGATATGGGGCTGCTTCATCCGCTGAACGCCTACCGCGAAGCTATGCAGCTGACCTACCTAGGCGCACAGGGCGAATGGTCATCACCCGTGGTGATGGAAGCAGCCCTTGAATGTGGCTTCCGCTGGCTACAGAACGCACCCGAGGACAAAGGCACCGCCCGGTTTTTTGAAGCCTACAGCAAGGCCTGCCACCGCTACGCCATGGGCTTGCCCATGAGGCCGATTCCTAAAGGTCTGCTACCTGACCCCAAAAGCGAGATCCACAAGAGCAGCGCCGAAGTAAAGGCGAAATATATCGCGGATATTCGCGCCAGCCTGGGCAAGCGCCGTGGCTAGGAAAAGAAACCCCAGCCGGGAAGTGGCGTTGCGCTTTGTCGAGATGATGCACCCGGCAACCGGTGAGCTTTGCCTGGCCCTGGTGCCGCGCTTTGCCTCGGATCTGCGCAACATGCGCCAGCGGGGCTACAAAGCGGGCGACACCGTGAAATCAGAACTGCGCAAGATCCGTGATCAGGCGCAGTGGCGGCGCGCCCACCGGCTAGGCCAGCTGGTTGCTGAGAACATCGAGCCGTTCACGGGCCTTGATTCACACGCAGCCATCAAGCGCCTACAGGCTGAAAGCGGGCTGTGTTGCGACGTAATCACCAGCAAGTTGCCCGGCTACGGCACGTTGACCACGCATCAGCCGCGTTCATTGGCATTCGATGAAATGGATGAAGCCGAATTTACCCCGTTCTACTCGGGCCTTTGCCGCTACATAGCGCAGACGTATTGGCCAACGCTCACCCCCGAGCAAGTGGCCGAACAGGCCGACATGATGCCCAACCACACCCCTTGAGGACTGGAAACGATGAAACCCGAGCACAAGAAATGGCTGGCCAAGGCCCACAAAATGAACATGCCCGCGTCAGAATTTGCCGCTGAGCTTTTAGGCACGGACCTGATTAACGCGTGCTTGAAAGAGATCAAGCAAATGCCCGAGCCGTGGCCGAAACTCTCCGAGGCTCAGCAAAATGAGATCATCAACCGCATTGAAGAGACCTGCAAGGAAGGTGCGCAGCTGGCGGTAAAGGTGATCAACGCCCGTGGGGCAGTGGCCGTGCCGGTTGAACTCAAGGATATTCGTATTCATCCCGCCATCAAAATCACGGTCACCGCCGACAAGAACGACCCGGAAAAACACAGCTTGATTGATGCAAGCGGTAAAACCTGTTTGCTCATCCTGGCCCCGGACGACTACCACGCGGCAAACGATGCCATACGCGGTGAGGCTGACCAAAAAGAGTTTGACGGGCTAGACGAAGAACAGGACCCGGAGGGCGAAGGCGAGGGCACCCAGGCTGGCGCAGGCCTGGAAGCACTGGCACCGGCCAATGACGAGCCAGACCCACTGATCGAGAACGCGAAAAGCGCCGTGATCGAGACGGGCACGGCCACCGTTACGTTCATTCAAAAGCGGCTGAAGGTAGGCTACAACCGGGCGGCGCGCATTCTTGAACAGCTGGAAGAACAAGGCGTTGTGACTGCCCCCACATCTGGGCGGCGTGAAGTGATTCATGGGGCCTATGTCGCGCCAGCTGATACACCCGCCGAAACCATGACAGAGGGGGCCTGACCATGAGCGATGACGGCAAAGTTATACCCCTGCCGGTGAGATTCCGGCATGAGCGCAAGCGGGTTTTAACGGTAGTTCCGCCCAGGTTCGATGGCTGCCGTCATCACTCATTTCAGATCGATGATGAAACCGGGCGCGTCACATGTGGCGGATGTGGCGAAGCGCTGGAACCGCTGTTTGTGTTGCGCCAGCTGGCCCGCCAGGAAACCGAGTACCACAACTACCACGCGACCTTTAAAGCAGAGTGCAAGCGCCTGGCGGAGCGCTCAAAAACCAAGTGCGAGCATTGCAAGAAAATCACAAGGATCAGCAAGCCATGAGCACAATGAGCAAAGCGGGCGTTGATGTGCTCGCAGAGCGTAACCGCCAGGTCACGCACAAAACGCACTTGCCGGACATTGACGACCACTATCAGAACTTTGAACTGATCCGAGCCGCTATCGCCTACGCCACCAGCGCCGGTGACGGCAAGCACAGTGCCCGCATGTGGTGGCCCTGGAACCTCACAACATTCAAGCCCACCGAGCCGCGCCGGGATCTTGTGAAAGCCGCCGCGCTTCTGATTGCCGAGATTGACCGGCTAGATCGCGCAGCAGCAAAGGGGGTGGACCAATGAAAGGCATAAGACTTGGAGTCACTGCCCTGACCGGAAGCGTTAAAGCCGGAATTCCCAATAAAGACAACAGTAGTTTCAAGGGCGGTGGCTGTGATGTGACCGGTGATTTTCTCAGGTGCATTATCGAAAAGGCCGAATTCCACGGGGGAACGTTCGATATTCAGGATACCGAGCGCAAAGGCCCGCGCTATTGGGTCACCGTTACGCAAGAGCCGGGAGAACTGAACTGATGAGCAGACTAAAAGCAGGTGATCTGGCGTACTACACCGGAACACAGGGCCTTTCCAATGAACAGCAGTTAGGCCACGGCGTAACCGGTTGTATTGTCCGGCTGGTGGCGTTTGTGCCCGCAGGTTCACTGGTGCCGGTCAATGGGCAGCTTTTCAAAGTGCCCCACGATGGCTGGTCATTCCAAGTGCCCGGAAAGAAACAGCTTCACGGCGCGGATGTTAATTTTTTTCTCCCCCTTGAGAGGAAGCCCGGCGAGGCCTTGAACTCATGAACGATGAACTCAAGGTAGGTGGCCTGGCTTACTACACCGGCAACACGAGCGCCCCGGATGAAGTCGACTTAGGCCCAGCCGAACTGGCACCCAAAGCCGGGATAGTGGAACTGGTGGCATTCTACAAAGCGGGCACAGTTGTGACGATTGACGGTCAAGCGGTGACGTTGCCGTGTGACAGCTGGGCCTACCGCGAGCCGGGGCAGCAGAACATACACGGAGCCGCCGCCGTGTTTATCCGCCCGCTATCTCAAGCGCCAGCGGGGCTGATCAATTGATTTTCGGCATAGATCCGGGCGTAACCGGGGCCATCTGCGCCATGGATCATCGCGGGGCCTATGTGGCTCATTTGGCTATGCCTACGCTCAAGGTCGGCACCCGAAACCGGGTCAACGGCGCAGCACTCATGGCGTTTTTCGAGCAGTACCGCGAAACGCGTAATCATGCTTTTTTGGAACTGGTAGGCACACGCCCTCAAGAGGGGGCGGTGGGTGCGTTTTCGTTTGGACATTCAACCGGGCTAGTGCAAGGCGTGTTGTATGGCCTGGCTATCCCGCACACCCTCATAACCCCTGACAAGTGGAAACGCAAAAACGGACTTTCCGGCACAGACAAGGACGCCGCCCGGTCACGGGCCATTCAGTTATACCCCGATGTGCGCGCCCTTGATCTGAAAGCCAAAGGCCAAGCCCTGGCTGATGCCCTTCTGATCGCCCGCGCCGGTTTATTGGAGCTTTAGCGATGCAGTTAAACAACGCCCGAGAGGCCTGGCATTCCGCGTATTACACCCCGACCGATAGCGTCACCCATGCGTGCATCATCATGGCTCGCCTGGGGCGGCTCATTCAAACAACAGTCAAACAACGTCATGCCGCGTTTGCCGTGCATCAGGCCCTAGCCGGGCGCATACAAAGCACCATCAGTCAGCTACCGCCCGATGTACGCAATTTTGGCCACCACCTCTACAGCCCGCTTGCTGAAGACGATGAGCGCGAGCAAGCCGAAGCGCTGGTTTTTTACGTGGCCACGCAGCGTTATAAATCGGAAAAGCGCATGACCCGCGCCAAATATGAACGGGCACGCTATGTGGCGGCGGGGGTCCTGTATCGCTACCGGCGCATGAATCAGGGCGGGCAAAGCAGCGCCCCAGATCCGCTGGCAAGCCCTGAAGCGTTCAGGCGTTGGCTATTTGACCAATACGGGGTAAGGCTCGTGGCTGATCGCTGGTCACGTGAGTGGGTCGAGTTTGTCGGCATCTGCTTTGAGGTATGCGACGAGCTAGACCGCGCCGCCCTGGGGCCAGTCGGGCGCACCTTGAGGGCACTCAAAAAGGAGGTTGCCGCATGAGCGGGTATGTACCGGGCGCGCTGGCGCTGATTATCAAGGATATCGTGTGCCCTGATTATAACGTAGGACGACAGGTCCGATTAATTGCAGAGATTCCCCCCGGTCGGCTGATCCGTATTGAAAAAGCAACGTTCTTGAACAGCAACACGCACCCGGCATGGGCGGTGATGGCAATTGATGGAACGCTTCGAACGTTAGGCCCGTTTCTAGTGCCTACAGAGACGACAACCGGCCTTTTTTTGCGTGATTGGCTCATGCCCCTTGATGACGGTTTAGAAACTGAGGGGGCATTAAGTTTAGACGCTCAACAGGGCGTGAAATGACGAATTTGCATTCCCGCCCGGCTGAGACCATAATTTCTTCATGATGTGAAATTGCACCCATACCAAGAACCCCGCCTTTTGCGGGGTTTTTTTTGGCCCGGAATCACTCAAATGGAAACGCTAATTGCTGACCTTCTGGGCTTGGCGCTTCCGGGCTTTCTGGGGGCGTTTGGTGGCCTGGTCTCGTTTTTTGTAACAAGCACCGAAAGCCCCACCAAATTCAAAGCAATGGGCCTTGTGTCAAAGGTTTTGGCGGCCTTTTTTGTCGCCGTGGTCATTGCCCCATTCATCGAATACAAGAGCCAGGCCAAAGCGGTGCTACTGATGGGAAGCGGGTTTTTTGCCTATCCCATTTTGACGCTTATCGAGCGCCGCGTCCTGGGTGTGATAGATCGCGTATTTCCGGGGGGCCTGAATTGATGCTTTCGCTACTGATTATCACCGTCATCATGTTTCTGGTCGCTATCGTTCGAATGGCCCTATGGTGCCGCCAGAACAAGGACTTCCGAGAAGATGACCGCGTAGAGATTGCTTATCAAATGGTCGGGTGTGTCATGTATCTAGGCACCCTCGGTGCTGCTTTTACGTTTGAATCCTGGCGCTTTGAGGGCGGTAGCCTGATAGGCCCAGCGCTTATGGCGTACCCACTGTATCAAGCCGCCCTTGTTTATCACCGCGTTGACTGCCTCAGACGCGGGCGCAACCGGCGCGGGGGCCAACGTAGACAACCCATCGAGCGTTAAAGGCGGGCTTTATGAGATCCGGGGAACCGTTAATGATCGAGCCGAACCGCTTTGAACGCGGCTTTGATGCCTACGCGCTTGAATCGGCTATTCGCATGACTACCGATTTAATCAAGCAGACTGAAGACGGCACATTCATTGATGTGACTCTACGCGGTCACATGCAAAAATTGCTGACGCTACAGGTCAAACTGCTATGCCGGGCGTCTGGCCTGAACACTGATAACGATGTGATGCCGTTTGATGGCTGAGGTTTTCGACCCCGAGGCGGCAAACAAAGCCCGCATTTATCTACTGGATGCCCTCGTTATGCTCAAGTATGCCAAGCGCAACAGCCAGGGCGATGCAGCACGGGCCTATGATATCGCCATACGTGATGCAGAAAGCGCCCTGATGTGGGTGGTCGCGGCGTTGCGTCACGATGCCTAAGCGCCCTTTAAAGCCGTGTCCGAAGTGCGGCGTGTTGGTGCGCGCTGCCTATTGCGAGACCCATCAAGCCGAAGTAGACGCCAAGCGCCAGGCACAGCGGCTGGCCAGTCATCAGGACTACAACAAGCGCCGGGATAGCTCGGACGCGTTTTATAAAACGTATGCCTGGCGCAAGTTCAGCAAGGAATACCGGCTGCAACACCCCCTTTGCCAAGCCTGCAAGGAAGCCGGACGCATACGCCAGGCGGATCTGGTGGACCATATACAGCCGTTCAAGCTTCGCCCGGATCTGGCGTTTGCCCTCTCAAACGTGCGCCCCCTTTGCCATGAATGCCACAACGCATTAGGGGCTAAGGTGGGCATCACAGGACGTGGCCAGCCCAAACAGGCCAAGGCAGATGAGCAAGCCCAGGGCACACCCGATGACGTGTTTAGCCTGGGGCTAGAGTGAGGCATAGCATGTGCGACTGCTACGAAATGACCAAAGCCAAGATTATTGAACACTATCAAGCCGCGTTGCCTGAAGGTGCCACCGGCCTTGAGGTTGAGGTGGGCGGGTATCTGTTCGGGCTGGCTGGCGGCGACGTAACACACCGCTCAAGCAACCCGATAACCATTCAGTATCAGGCACCCAAGAAAGCAGGCGGAATGAAGAAGGTGAGCCAGAAATCATTTATCCGGGCCACCTACTGCCCGTTTTGCGGCGTGGCTTATGGATGACGAATTTGGCCAAATGCTATGGGAAACCATCGACTACCCAGGCATTGACCTTGAAGCCCTAGTGACCCAGACCCTCAGCGCGTACCCATGGGGAGCATTCAATGGGCGTGAGCGCAGGCAGATCCTTTGCCAGAGGTTGCGCCAGGCCATTGACTATGAGAAACGCAAACAAGAGGCAGCGCCCGTGACCGAGTACATCATCAGTATATTGGATCAAGAGGCGCTGCTAGCCGATGTGGCGCGGGTGGCGGGCATCACGCTCAGGAAGTGGGAACCCATGCGCCAGGCCTACTGGCTGGGCACATCCCGCTCAGACTATTGGAACCCGCTGATATGGACTGATCAGGCCATGGAGCTTGCCGCCCGGTTTCCTGACATGGACCTGAACACAATGATCAGGCACGCACACGAACAGCATCAGGACGCGGCGGCCATTGTGGGTGCGGTGCGGGCTGCCATCGTGCTTGATGTGGCTGAGAGGGGGAAGCGCTTTGACTAAGCCACTGTTTGAGGGATTGCAGATTATCAAGGCTGAGACCGTACCGGCTGACACTATCATCGTCGGGCCTGAACTGTATGACCTGTTAGTGCATGGCATTGACCGCAAGGCTGAGCGATTAGAACAAGCGCGGGTCATGGGTGACCGGCTGGCAAACACTCTGGGCGCAGTGAGAGCCAAAGCCAGGGGCAAATGATGAGCATTGAAAAGAAGCTATTGCACGCGCTTGTTGAACTACAACGGGCGCGGGACCCAGCCGCAGCGGACCCCAAACGGTTTTTCATGAACGAGAAGGACCATTGGCAAAAGCGGGCACTACATGCCGAGGCAGAAACGCTGGCATTGCGTGAAGCCTTGATTGAATGCGCGCAGGTTCTGGTAGGCCTAAACGGGGTGGATGATGCCACCGTGGCCAAGGCCAATGCCGTATTGACCCAAGCCTACCGGAACCTCACCAAATCTTGACCGTTCGTGCCTTTCGTCGTTAAACCCCTGATTTTTCAGCATATTTTCACGATTTTTCGTGAATTTTGCTTGATTTTCGAAAAATGACCGTTCGTCGGGTCCGATGGGTGGGGGGTGGGTCGAGAGTTGGCCGGGCGCGGTCGGCTCGAACGACGGGGGGAGCCAGATTTTTATTTCCACAAAAAAATGTTTTCCGAAGTGAAAAAAATGGGAAGAAGCCGAACACCAACGAACGTGCTGGATGCTAAAGGCGCGTTCAAAAAAAATCCGAACCGGCAACGCGAGGATGCAACCCCCGCAGGTCCGCTGGGTTCTGTTCCGGCGCACATGTCAAAAGAGGTGGGCGCGTGCTGGCTGGAATTGACGGAAAAGGCCCCGCATGACGTGCTAACCATGTCGGATGAAATCACGCTTGAGCTTGCGGCCACCTTGCTTGCTCAGTTCCGCGCTAACCCGCTTGATTTTCCCGCCGCTCGCCTGGCGCGCCTACACGCGTTTTTGTCATCGTTTGGCATGACCCCTGCCGACCGTTCCAAAGTCGGGGGCCAGGGCAAGAAGCGTGATGAAAACATGGAGAAAATGCAGCGCCTCTTAGGTAACCGCGCATAAGCCATGCCCCAGGCCTTCCCCCTGGTAACGTCCGCCATCCGGTGGGCAAAGAAACTACACAAAGGGCAAATCCCAGCCTGCCGCTATGTGTGCCAGGCGGTAGAGCGCCACCTTGAAGACCTTGAGCGGTCCCGGTCTAAAAGCTGGCCCTATAAATTCGATCAGGCCGAGGCTGAACGGCGGCTGGAACTCATACAGACTTTGCCCCATGTGAAAGGGGAGTGGGCGCTAAAACGCCAGCTGATCACGCTGGAACCCTGGCAAGCGTTTGGGCTGATGTGTGTGTTCGGGTGGGTCCATAAAAAAACCGGGCTGCGCCGCTTTCGAACTTCCTATTGGGAGATCCCGCGCAAGAACGGAAAAAGCATCATTGCCGCTGGCGTTGCGGTACTGCTTCTGGCGGCTGACGGTGAATATGGCGCTGAGGTGTATTGCGGCGCGACGACTGAGCGCCAGGCACACGAGGTTTTCAGCCCTGCAAGCCTCATGGTTGAACGCTCGCCGGTTTTGAGGGAAGCCGCAGGCATCGAGGTTTATAAGTCGGCCATCATCAAGCCTGCCGACAACGGCAAATTACAGCCCGTGATTGGTAACCCTGGCGACGGGGCCAGCCCATCGGGGGCGATGATTGACGAATACCACGAGCACGACACAAGCGCGCTGGTAGATACGATGGTCACCGGCATGGGTGCCCGTCTCCAACCGCTTGTGTTCATCATCACTACAGCTGGCAGCAACATTGAAGGCCCCTGCTATGACCAGCGAACGCAAGTTATCGAGATGCTTAACGGCACCGTGCCTGATGATGAATTGTTTGGCTGGATCTGGACGATTGACGAGGGGGACGACTGGAAGGACCCCCGCGTATTAGCAAAAGCGAACCCCAACATTGGCGTGTCTGTTTACCCAGACTACCTGTTAAGCCAGCAAGCCAAGGGCATCAGGTCCGCCCGCTTTGCATCGACGTTTAAAACCAAACATCTGAACGTCTGGACGACCGCGAAAACAGGATTTTACAACATGGCGGCTTGGGACAAATGCGCGGACCCCTCACTAACAATCGAACAGTTCAGGGGCTTTGAATGTGCGCTGGGCCTTGACCTTGCCCGCAAGCTGGATATGAACAGCATGTCGCGCCTGTTCTGGCGCGTCATTGATGGCCGGATTCATTACTACTCGGTAAGTCCCAAATTTTGGGTTCCTGAAGATACTGTGCGCGACACCGATAACCGCCGCATGGCCGAGCGCTTCACAAAATGGGTGAACGCAGGCTGGCTGACGGAAACGGAAGGGGCAGAGGTTGATTATCGGGAAATTCTGGCAGAGGTGCGCGAGGCGCACGCGGCAAACCCGGTGGCCCAGGCGGGCATTGACCCCCACGGGGCCACGGGCCTATCCCACCAGATGGATGATGAGGGGATACCCCCGGTCACCATCGTTCAGAACTACACCAACATGTCCACGCCCATGAAAGAGATTGAAGCCGCGATTATGTCGGGCCGCTTCCATCATGACGGCAACCCGATAATGACGTGGTGTATGGGTAACGTTATCGGCAAGTTCCTGCCGGGCAATGATGATGTAGTTCGCCCTATAAAACAGGGCAATGACAACAAGATTGATGGCGCAGTGGCCCTGATTATGTCCGTTGGCCGGGTGCTGGCAATCATGGCGGAAACCCAGCCGCCCGGCGACCCGGAAGGATTTTTTGAAGATCCGATTATGATAGGCGTATAGCGAATGGCTAAAGATAAACTCGGACGCTTCAAAAGCGCGCTTCTGAACTGGATGGGTGTGCCTATCAGTCTCACCACCGCTGAGTTTTGGCGGGAATACGCAGGCTCTACAAGTTCAGGCCGGTCTGTAACAGTTGAAAACGCGCTGAAGCTTTCCACCGTTTACGCGTGCGTCCGGCTCTTATCTCAGACGGTTTCAACGCTGCCGCTCAAGGTGTATGAGCGCCAGAGCGACGGAAGCCGCACACCCGCCACATCACACCCGCTGTATTCGCTACTTGGACGCCAGCCCAACGCAGAGATGACGCCCCAGCGGTTTCTATTGTTTATCGTCGCGTGCCTCTGCCTTCGCGGAAACGCGTTTGTTGAGATTATCCGCATAGGCCAGCGCATTGCAGCCCTTAACCCGCTATACCCGCAGGGCATGAGCGTGAAGCGCGACGACAACACCGGCAAACTGATTTACCGGTACAACTACAACGGGCGCGAACGCGTTATTGATGAACGCGACCTGATGCACATAAGGGCCTTTGGTACTGATGGAATCATGGGCCTGTCCCCCATCATGACCAGCGCCGAGATTATCGGAGCCGCTGCCGCCGCTGAAGAAGCCGCCGCCAAGATTTTTGCCCAGGGCCTACAGGCTAGCGGCTTTCTGACAGTGGACAGCGCGGGCGGGGCGCAGGGCGCAGGCACGCTGACTGACAAGCAGCGCGAACTATTGCGTAAGAGCCTGTCAGCGTTTTCAGGTAGCAAGAACGCTGGCAAAACCATGGTTCTTGAAGCGGGCCTGAAATATCAGGGCATCACCATGAACCCTGAAGATGCCCAGATGCTTGAAACGCGAGCGTTTGGCGTTGAGGAAATTTGCCGATGCTTCCAAGTGGCCCCGTTTATGGTCGGCCACATGACAAAGCAGAGCAGCTGGGCGGCCTCGGTTGAAGCGCAAAACCTGTTTTTCTTAACTAACACGCTGCGTCCACTACTGGTAAACATCGAGCAGGAAATCACCCGCTGCCTGATCCCTGAAGCGGAGTTCGGCACCATCTACGCTGAATTTTCGGTTGAAGGGCTACTACGCGCCGATTCCGCAGGCCGCGCCGCGTTCTACAACAGCGCATTAAATAACGGCTGGATGAGCCGTAATGAAGTACGCCGAGCGGAGAACCTGCCGCCCATAGAGGGTGGCGATATTTACACCGTACAAAGCGCCCTGGTCCCGATTCAGCAGCTAGGCCAGGCCGCGCCCGCAATGTCCGCCAAGGCGGTCACCTTTGTGGCGGATCTGATCGCCGCCACACAAAAAGGCGATAAAGAAGGCATCAAGCGGGCGTTCACAATCGCCCATGACGCCCTCACCACCGGGGACCCTGACGCCCCGGTCATGACTCACGCCCTTATGTCCCTAGACCGGCTAGACCAGGCCGCCTGACACCCCCGAGGCTCACACATGACAGTTCGTAAACTTCCGGCTGCGCCGGAGGCTCGCCCGTGCGCGAATCTCACCGGCGACCTGCTACCCAAAGCCCTTGAACGCTGGAACTCAGGCCTGATGGCCGCCGATGAAGACGAAGAAAACACGATCAGCGTGTTTGATCCCATCGGTTATGACTACTGGACCGGCGACGGCGTGACCGCCAAGCGTATCAACGGGATTTTAAAGGGCATGGGGGGCGCTGACGTGACAGTCAACGTCAACAGCCCAGGCGGTGACCTGTTTGAAGGCCTGGCGATTTACAACCTACTGCGCGAGTACAAGGGCCATGTGACTATCAAAATCGTGGGCCTTGCCGCGTCTGCCGCGTCCATCATCGCCATGGCCGGTGATGAAATCCAGATTGCCCGCAGCGGCTTTTTAATGATTCACAACACGTGGGTTGTAGCAGTCGGCAATCGTAATGACCTCACCGACATGGCCGCATCGCTTGCCCCGTTTGATAACGCGATGGCGGATATCTACGCGGCGCAAACAGGCCTTGAGCCTGACGCACTTCTCAAACTCATGGACGCTGAAACCTGGCTGGGCGGTAGCGCCGCCGTTGAACAGGGTTTCGCCCATGAGTTGCTAGCCTCGGATGAAACAAAGCAGCGTTCAAACGCGCTCAGCCCTGCCCAGATCGCCGCCAGACGCCTTGACGTGGTGCTGGCAAAAAGCGGTATGCCGCGCTCAGAGCGCAGGCAGTTAATGCAAGACCTCAAGAACGGCACGCGTGACGCTGCCGCCCCCGGTATGCCAGGCGCTACCGCAGAACAGGCCCAACAGGCCGCAGCCCTGACAGCCCTGGAAGCCGCGCTTGACCGGCTCAAGGCGTCCACCCGTACCGGAGCTTAATCATGTCAAAAGACATTACAGAAATATTGGCCGATGTAACAAAGGAGCTTAACCGCGTATCCAGTGAGTTCAGTTCTGAAGCCGAAAAGGCGTTAAAGCAAGCCAGAGAAGCGGGCGAGCTGAGCGCCGAAACAAAGAACAGCGTAGACAAGCTGGCAACCACCTTTAACAGCCTGAACACCGCACACACCGAGCTTAAAGCCCGGCTAGGCGAGCTTGAAGGCGAGTTCACCCGCCTGCCGCGTGGCGCACAAAGCCAGAAAGCTGAAAGCCTGGGCGCAACGGTGATCAAGTCCCAGGCCTTAAAGGACTTTGCCGCAAGCGTGGAAGGTGGCAAGCGTGTGAACGTGCCCGTTAATGCCGCGCTTCTGTCCGCTGATATACCAGCGGGCGTGGTAGAGCCACAACGCCTGCCCGGTATTGATGTTCTGCCCAAGCAACGCCTGTTCATCCGCGACCTGATCACCGGGGGCCGTACCACCAGCCCGGCGATTTTCTGGGTTCAACAAACAGGCTTTACCAATGCAGCCCGTGTGGTTGCTGAAAACACGACCAAGCCTTACAGCGGCATCAGTTTTGAACCGAAGATGACAGCAGTCTCGACTATTGCACACATGTTCAAGGCATCGAAACAGATCTTGGATGACTTCACGCAGCTGATGGGCCAGATCGACGCGGAAATGCGTTTTGGCCTGAAATACGCGGAAGAAGCGGAAGTTCTGTTTGGCGACGGCACGGGCGTGCATTTGCACGGCATCGTACCGCAGGCTCAGGACTTCGAACCCGCATTCACCGTTGAGCGTCAGAACTCTATTGACGTTTTGCGCCTGGCGATGCTGCAAGCCCAGCTTGCCCGTCTGCCCGCAACCGGTCACGTTTTGCATTTTACCGATTGGGCGCGTATTGAGCTGACAAAAGATGAAATTGGGCGCTACATCCTGGCCAACCCACTTGGCCTGGCTGGTCCGGTGTTGTGGGGCCTGCCCGTGGTCGCCACTGAGCTTGCCGCATTCCTGGGCAAATTCCTTACCGGTGCATTCCGCGACGGCGCGCAGCTGTTCGACCGCGAAGACGCAAACGTAGTCATTAGCACTGAAAACGCCGACGACTTCGAAAAGAACATGATCAGCATTCGTTGTGAAGAACGAACCGCCCTGATCGTGAAGCGCCCCGAGGCCTTCATTTTTGGTGATCTGCCGTCACTTGCCGCAGGTACTGGCACTGGTGCCTAAACCCACAAAGCCGCCCCTGGGCGGCTTTTCTTTTGAGGTCATGCCATGAAAATCACTTATGACAAACCAATCTTAGTGGCCGGTGTAGTGGTGCCAGCGGGCAAACCGTTTGAAACCACCGACCAGCATCAGCGCCAGTTAGGGGCACGGGGCAAGGTGGAACAATATTCCGGCGATGAGGAAAGCGTGGTAGTCAATACCGACAATTCCACCTACAGCGCCAGCCTGATCAGCAACGCGCAGCAGATCCAGGCCGCGTTAAATCCCGAGCGTACTGCCGAAGCGCAGGGCCTAAACGTGACGGGCCAGACCCGCAGCGGGGATGGCAGCCAGCCCCAGCCGACCACCAGCGCCACCATTACCGGTACTGGTACTGATGCAAACACCGGCACCCAGGCTGCCGAAAAGCCCGCCGCTCGCAAAACTACCGCCAGCAAATAAGGGGGCCGCGCCATGAATCCGCTTGAACTTGCTGATGTGGCGGTGGCGCGTCTGCAACCGGGTGACGTTGTAGTTGTGACGTTTCCCGGTTTACTCACCCGCGACCAACTTCAAACCGTAAAAGAAACCCTGACCGATGTATTCAAGGCCCACGGAGCAGGGCGTGTGGTTGTTCTGCAAGGGGGGCCAACCCTTGAGCTGGTGAGGCCAGATGCACAGCCCGAGGGTAGCCGCAATGAGTGACCCAAACGCCCTGCCGGTGACAAACACCACTACACCCACGACCGGCACCACCGCCCCGAGCGTGCCCGTCACCGATACCCTGGACCCCACGCCGCCTGAGATTCCGAACACGCTGCCGCCGCCGTCTGATGTCGAGCCGCTAGACCCCGACGCACCTATTCAGCCCGGCATACCAGAACCTGACCCCAAGCCACTTGGGGCGGTTGATGTGGATGTGGCCATGTTGCACCTGGGAGCCAACGAAGAACGGCGGTGCATGGTTGAGCTGTACTTGAACGCCGCTGTTCGCGTGGCTGAAAACTACATGCAGCGGCGTGTCTACCGGGACACTGACGCGCTCACCGCTGCCGTGCTGGATGGCACCGCAGGGGGTGACCCCATCGTGATTGAGCCAGACATACTGGCAGCGGTTTTGCTGATCCTGGGGCATCTGAATGAAAATCATGAGGACTCAGTAACGGGGACGACTGCCGTCCCACTGCCCATGGGTGCCCGCACGCTACTCCACCCCCACAGGGTGAAATTGGGCGTATGAGATCAGGAAAACTCGACAGCCTGGCCACGGTTTATACGTTATCGCCGGATCTGGAAGCCATACCGCGTGGCCAGGTCTGGTGTGAAATTGCCGTGACCGACGCCGGGGCCACGCCTGAAGCGTTGGGCCTTCGCTCACCCTCAAAGGTGACCATACGCGCCCGCTACACAACCGAACTCACCCAGGGGCGCTACCTTGTCCACGGTAACCGCCTGTTCTACCTGAGCGCGGTGCGCGACTTCAAAGGCACCCGGCAAGAACTGGTTATGTCTGCCTCAGAGTTGGTGGGCGAGCCTGCCGTATATCTGGGGCAAAACGCAGCGCCCCGGTATTGCCGCTGCCTGTTAGTGCCGAGCGCGCCTTATCTTGACGACTTGGAACAGGTCACCGAGTACAAAACCTACGGTGAGATTGCCTTGATAGAAGCCGGTCGCATTCAGGCCGGTGAAGTGCTTGAGGTGGCGGGTGTTGCGTATGTCGTGGACGGCTACCGGGCGGGCACGGATGATGGGGTAGTTCGGGGCCTCTGGCTTTCGAGGGCCTGACATGCGCGTTGATCTTTCATTAAAAGGCGTCAATGGGGCCATGCAGACCCTACGCGATGCCGGAAAGCGCGTTGATCCGGTCGTGCGGGGCACGCTCAACAGCACGGCCACGCTTGCCCGCAATAAACAGTACCTGCCCAAGCTTTCGCGCATATACCCGCAAAAGGCGTTTTTACGTCAGCGACTTGTAGTCAAGCGCGCAGGCTTAAAACGCACCGATGCCCGCGTGATTGCCAGTTCATCTGGTGTAGCCCTTGAACATTTTGCCGACTGGATCGCCTACCGCCTGAGCGCCACCCGCGCCCGTCTTTATGTCCGCACACTGACCGGGCGGCGGGTAGCGGCGGGGTTTATCAACCCGTCATCGAAAAATCAAAAGCCGCTCAGAACCCGTGGCTTCAACGGGGCCAATGGGCGCAAAACGTTCAAACCCGCACTAGGCCCGAGCGTGGCCAGCGTGTTCAAGCAGCTGACCAACGCCCAGCTATTGCGCTGGGTTAATGCCTACATGCAGCAGGAATTTTCACGCCGCTATAACAAGGGGATCACGAGGCCATGACCAAAGGCGAGGCGGTATCAGCAGCCATGGTGGCCCGCTTTGAGGGAATCAGCCAAGCCAACGGCTACAACACCGACATTCAGGCCATCTACCCCAACGGGGAAAAGGTGCCGGACAACACCCCGCACCCTTATATAACCATTAACGTTGACACAGACCGCGCCGAGGATATCAAGGGCTATACGGTCAAGCGCCACCGGGCCTATGTGATTGAAATTGTGTTCGACCGCTACGCCAAACAGCCCGATCTTTTGGCCGCTCATTTTGACATGTTGCGGTCACTGGCCGTGGGCCTTGTGACGCAGGATCACAGGGATTTTCCGGCGCAAGTCGTCGAAGAAGAAATGACGGTTTTACCCGCAGGCACGGGCGGCGTCACCAAAGCCCGCATTCAATCGACGTTGACCGTGCGTTACGTCGAAACATACACCCCCGTTCGTACAACCCCGCAAAGAACCGCCTAGCGCGGCTATACATGAGGTAATAACGATGACTGTAGAAACCTGGCTAGGCTCGGGACATATCGGGCTGCGTCCATCCGGTAGCGCCGTGCCGTTTGAGCGCGTTGGTAATTCGTCCGAACTGACCTTTAACATCGACGAAGACGAAAAAAGCATTCCCGACTACACCCGCCCTGGCGGTGGTAAGTATGACTCAGTGCGCCGTATCACTAGCGTGGGTCTCACGATGAATCTTTATGATTTAACGGTGGGCAACCTCACGCGCAACCTTTACGCGTCAAGCCGTTACCTTGCGCCGGTGGCGGTCACTGGCGAGACCGTCACCATTACCCCAGGCCGGGTAACCAAGCTTGCGCGTATGCCCTTGACTATCAATACAGTGGTAGGGGCTGATGGTGCGTTTGAGGTAGACAGAGATTGGCAGATATCAGGCGGCGGTATCTTTATTCCTGAAGATGCTGAGATTGATGCTGACACGGAGGTGACCGTAGATTATGCCGCCGCTGGCGTGGATGTTATCGAAGCCATGACCACATCAGGCAGAACCTTTGAAATGCTCTTTGAGGGCATGAACGAAGCCGGGACCCAGCGCCGGGCGAACATCATCATTTACCGGGTGAAGTTCGGGGCCGCGTCTGATCTGAACTTTATCGGCGATGACTTCGCATCCATGAGCGTGACCGGTGAAGCCCTGAAAGATAGCCGCACCTTTGGCGCGGGCCGGTCGGCTTTTTTCCGCATCGAAAAAGAACGGCTCATTGAAGGCGCAGACGTAACCGCAGGCGCAGCCACGACAACGGGCGGTTAATGCCTATGTCGGATTTAGCCGTTTTATACCCGGAGCCTGAAATAGTGCTCCTGGGCAATAAGCGCGTAGAGGTGCGGGCGGTACGGCTCAAGGATCTTGAGCACTACGGCAAGACAGCGGCGGCGGCGGTTGAGATAGCCGCCGCCCCCTCAATTCAGGGTATCAATGCGTTTATGTCCCGCTATAGCCGGGACCTTCGCCGCGTGCTCTATACGTGTACCAGCCTTTCACGCTGGTATGTCTGGCGCTTGCCTGCAATGACCGCGTTCCAATTATTCGTTCAAGTGGTGCGCGTTAATGCTGATTTTTTCGCGCTCGCCCTGGCGGATCTGGTCGCGCTATTAGCTGGGGCGCAATCGTCCAAAGGCTAATTAGCCACGGCCACGACCCCGCCGCCGTGGGCGACTACACGTTACAGCAAGTTGATGTGTACCTGTCCGGCATCATTGAGCAGATGCAAACCCAAGCCATTTTTGACCGTGCGGCACAGAGCGCGCCTAAAGAGTGGGACAAATTCACCCGGAGTTTGAAATAAATGCCAGCCAAATCATTAGTACAGCTGGTCATTGAAGGCCGCAACAGATCACAAAAAGCCGTTGATAGTGCCTTAAACGGCCTTCAAGGTTTGTCCGACAAAGTAGAAGGCCTGAACGATCGCTTTGGCGACCTGGCCGGAGGCCTTGCCGGGGTTCTGAGTGTTGCCGCAGTCAAACAGATGGTGACCGACACCGGCCAGGCCTTAAACGAGATATCAACACTTGCCCAAGTGGCGGGGATATCTGCCGAGCGCTTCCAAGAGCTTAGCTATGGGGCGCGGTCGGTCGGGGTCGAAAACGACAAGTTAGGGGACATATTCAAAGACGTTCAGGACAAGGTAGGGGACTTCTTGTCCACCGGGGGCGGGGAGTTACAAGACTTTTTTGAAAAGATCGCCCCACAAGTCGGAGTCACGGCTGATCAGTTCCGCACGCTTTCCGGGCCTGAAGCGCTACAGCTTTTTGTCAGCAGCTTGGAAAAGGCGAACTTATCACAGTCGCAAATGACGTTTTATCTTGAGTCGATAGCAGATGACGCAAGTCGTCTGCTACCGCTGCTTCAGAATAACGGCAACGGCTTTGCCGAACTGTCCAAACAGGCCCGTGAACTAGGGCTTGTCCTGTCTAATGATGTTGTGGCGCAAGGCGTACAGCTTCAAACATCGTTAGGCACCATGGATGCTCTGACCGAGAATCTACACCAGCGCTTGGCAATCGGTCTGAACCCCACCGTGTCTGAGCTTTCGGGCTTGATGCAGGATCTTTCAAAGGACACGCAAGGAGCCACCGAGGCCTCAGCCGCGCTGGGGGCCATGGTCAAGCTGGTTACCAGCTTTGGCATCGGTATTTATTCTGTTTTCAAATCCGTGGGCGGCATGATTGGCGGCGTTGCCGCGTCCATGGTTGCACTACTGACGGGCGATTTTAAGGGGGCGTTCAATATCGCTACTGAGGCGGGTTCCGATTTTTTGGGCACCTACGCTGAGGGTATCGAGCGCATAGATAAACTCTGGTCTGGCGAATATGCCCAGGCCGGACGCGAGGCTACCGAAGTTCAGCGCAAGATAAAGGAAAGCTTCGAACAGTCTCAAAAGACTATGAAAGGCTATACCGCAGTCACGCAGGACGCCGTTAAGAAAACCGCAGACGCGCAAAAATCTATTGTCAGCGCCCTACAACAAGCCATCGCCCAAGAACAGAAGCTTGAGCAGGAAGCAACAAGCAAACTCAAAGCGCTGAAAGATCAGCAGATTGATATACGCAAGAAATACGCAGAGCGGATCAACGCATTCAATGCCCGTCCGGGCGGGGACGAAGCGCCCGCTACTTACGCGTCAGCGCAGGACCTAACAGTCAAGGCCCGCGCCGCAGCGGCAAAAGGGGATACCGAAAGTACCGCGAAACTGGCTGAACAGGCCTATGACGTATTAACGCGCATCAAAGAAGCCGGTGGGGATACGTTCGGGCTAGCGGGAATGATCAAAGAGCTTGAGCGCATCGAGCTAGCTGCCAACACCACCGCGCAAGGCGCAGCTGAGAAAAAGGCGCAGGACTCACAAGTCGTTATTGATCAACTCAAAGCCCAGCTAGAACAGATCAAAGAAACAAAAGTGGATATTTCGATAAATCCTCAAGCCCTATCCACATTACAAACCCAAATGCAGCAGCTAGCCGAACAACTGAAAAATCAGTTCAAAATTCCGGTGACGTTGTTACCCGCCGCAGCACCCACGGCTGGCGCGCAGGCCACACCAGCGGCCTTGCCTGCTTTTGCTGGCGGGGGTCAGTTGCGTGGGCCTGGTACTGGCACAAGTGACTCAATTCTGATGTGGGGTTCGAACGGTGAATACATGATACGGGCTGCCGCCGTGCGCAAATACGGTCCGCAGTTTTTCGACATGCTAAACGGAATGAAGCTACCGGGCTTTGCCTCTGGCGGCATTGTGGGGACCGCTGGCGCTGGCGCTGCCCAGGCCATGGGTCGACCCTTAACGCTCAATCTGCCCGGCTACGGAGCGGCGCAGTTGTCCGGGGCCGCTGATGTTATTGATGGACTGGAACAGCATTTTAGAACCCTGGCATTGCAGAAGGGCACGCGCAGAAGGGGCGGCAAATGATCCGGCTGTATATAGGCGGCATACCCCTCTCAGATCATGCAGGCGTCACAAGCCAGCAATATGAGCCTATCGGCGGTTCTACCTTGCTACGCATGTCAAGGGGGGCCGGTAAAAAGCGCCAGCACTGGCAAAAGCTAAAAACCACGATCAGTGGCAATGGCTGGTTACCGCTGGGCCTGGGGTCGCTGGACTTTAGCAAACCCCTGGTCATCTCATGTATTCAGCCGCGCAGCCTTTCCAGCCCAACAGGCCGGGCGTTTGAATTGCCCAAAGCGCGCCGGTCTGACGTGTTGCCCTGGGGCCTGGTGCTGATGGGTGATGACTGGTTTGATACCCCTGTTACGCTTGAGGGTGACATAGCCACACTGGCCCCCGTAGAGGGGGCGATTATGTATCAGGTCTACTACCTACCGCTTTTGAATGTACTGATGGATGACCCCACCGAGCAGCTGAACACCCAGGATTCTACCTATGACTGGTCGATAGAAGCCGAGGAAGTATGATTAACGGCGCATCCATCAACGGCGCGCCAATCAATGGCGCTGCCCTTGATATAGAAACCTCAGCCCCGCTGCCGACCCCTGAGCCGAGCCAAACCCAAACGATCTATTACCCAGAGGCCAGCGGGTGGCGTCTGATGGTCATGATTAATGGGGTTGATCTATCAGCGCGCCTGGTAGGACGTGTATCGGTAAAAGTTGAAGAGAGCGCCGCCCGCCTGGCAGAGCTGGCGCTGATTCCGCTTGAAACCATTGTTGAGCCGCTGACGTGGACCGGGCGAAATATTGAGATTTATAGCGTAAGTCTTGAGGGCGAAACCGAAACCATCACACCGCGTTTTGCCGGTAAGGTTGCGTCCCCTGCTTGGAATGCAAACGAAATGGTTTTAAGCCTTACGTGTTCCGACCGGTATAAGGAAACGCTAGAAGGCATGGGGCTTGAGGCTATTGATTCGTTAGTGGGCGGGACGTGGCGCAGCGAAATACACGGCGATGTTGAATCGCATTATGAATATGCGCGCCAACGCCTGGAAAGCGTGCCCGGTGCTTTGGATATGGGCGTAGACGGGGAGTTACGTCTAACGGCCTGGCGGGCAACAGACGTGCCCCATTTTTATTTTGGGCCTGATTCCGTGCTTGATGACACTGTGTCCATTGATCTTATGTCAACGGATGATCTTTATAACCGGGTGATCATTACCACCGAGTATCGGTATACACGACTACGCCAGCGCAATCATGGCTATGTGTGGGAGCACCCCGACCGCAACTTTTGTCAGTGGCGAGCACATACCGCCTCAGACCTTCCGAATGTTTCCATGGTAACCGAAGCCCTGACGGGGGCGGGCTGGGCGCTATCAAAAGCGCGTTGGTCACCCTTGCCCCCCTCGGGGTCGCTTAAAGACCTATGCCCCCCCGCTGAGGGTGGATGGATAAACCCCTTTACCGCTGATCCCCATATTCTGGGTTTTAACGCTGAAGTGTTCCGGCGCATTGGCCAGACCGTCACCGAAACACTGTCTATAAACGTTCAATGCTCCGACTCTATAGCCGCGTTCGGTGAGCAGATATTAAGAGAATCCTACAGCGCAGAAACCGAGTATGACCCCGGCGATTGGGAAGACATGCAGCCGGTCACGATCACCAGTGATTCAATTGGTACAGATCCAGACAGCGTGGGGCGTACTGACGCGGCGGGGGATCTTGTTATAGATGTAACAGATCTAGACGTGCGCGGCGCGGTTATTCGAAATGCCTATGACCTGGCGTCAACCACGATAAAGGCGTCACACCGGGCAACCCGCGTGAATTTTGAAACCCTTATACCGCCTGAACCACTTGATGTGATCCACACGGCGCGCATTGAAGCCAGCGGGTGTACGGCGCAGGGCAAGATATTTTCATTAAATTTCGTGTGGGACATGGACACCGGGCAAGACACTGTATCAGTCGCGCTTGCTATCAGCGCAGGCTATGGACAGGGCGCGCCCGCGTTCACGCTGCCTGATTTAGCCGATGTGGCCAACCTGCCCACGGTCGGTGCCAAGGTAACCGAGCTTGCCACTCAACTTGCCGTAATGGGCAACACGGAAAAGGATCACGACGAAGATTTAGACGGCTACAGCGGCAATACGGGGGGCTTTGGTGGGGCCTTGTCGATTTTTCCGCAGCAATTTCAAATCACTACCCCCGAGATAGACCCCGCGTTCACTGATGAGATGAAGCCCACCGCAGAAATGACCTACGAAGTCATCACCCCTGGTGATCCTTTAGTAATGGATAACGAGCCATGACATTCATAGCTGATCTGAATTCTTTAATCCAGAGCCGCCAGGGCAAGACCCTGACCCCTGTTAAGAACCGGGGCGGCATTGCAGGCGAAAAACGCGCCGCCAGCTTCAAGCCACAAGAGGCGGCAACGGGCGGTATCGCCAGCCCCTTGACCGAAAAAGACAAGGCAGACGGCACCCCAAGCCGCACCTATCATGCTGAAGCGTACTACTACTACAGTTCCGACTTTCTACTGGCTATTGAAGTCAAGCCCCTGGCTAGCCTGGCAATGGCGGACGCCAACGGGGCAGAAGTCGTTTTCAACTTCAAGGCCCCGGCTAAATAACCATGTTTGATAGCCGCATACATGACCAGATCCCAGGCCAGCTGGGGCTGTTTGGCTGGCCCTGGCATGGGCGGCTAGATATGGCGCTTGAGGATAACGTTCAGTCATTATTGACACTGGTGAACGGGCAAGTGGTGCGGATGCCTTTTGTCACGTCGCCCCCTACCCTGGATGACTGGCACCAAGCCGGAAACCTATTGCGCTTTCGTGATCCCCGCGCCGTTGATCCGCAGCGCACCCCCGAGCAGATCGAAGCCGACACCGCCCAGGGGATGCAATGGCGCGCCGAAGCCCTGATCAACCCGAGGGAAGGCATTATTTATGGTGATCGAAAACAGGTCATCAAGGGCCTTCAATGGGTCTACCACCACCCCCAATACGGGAATGTTCGGGCATGGTTTTATAACCTCACCGCCCTGGCATTCAAGCCCCATGAGCGCATCATAAGCCGAAATAGACGCCTAACCGATATCGTCACGCTCAATCTTAGGTATGCCGGAGGCGGGCTTGATAGCCTATTTGGCCTAACCATTATTGATGCCTACCCGGACGGGTCCCGGCTTTTGCTGGCGCGTTATCGTTATCAGGACGAGTGGGGCGAGGGGTCCAGTTCATTCGTTAAAAACCACCTGGGGGCCTGGTGTACCCTGCCGTTTGAATATTGGGAATTAACGCTGACCCCTACCGCTGATGTCGGGGTAGACGCCGTGTTGACGCTGATCAGAAACAGCGCACAAACGGGCGGGACAGACACAGGCCAGCGCACCACCTATGCTGGGCAGTCGATCAGCGTTAGTGCCTCGGTGGCGGTCACTAGCAGAACGGCCACAACTGAAACCGCTGAAGCCAGCGTAAGCCATAGCATGGTCAGCAACGGCGCAAAGAACGCGGCCACCTACTCTGGCGAAGACGGCGATTTTATCCAGTCAAACCGATATGCTCGGTCCATCACCGGCATCATCGTGAACATGTATTACGACGCAAACGGGGCACCGGCTGAAATCCTGGCCAACTACAGCGAGAGCCGCACATTAACCGGGTCTGCCATGCCATCGGCAAGCTATAGCCCAAAAGCCGTGGTCACCCGTGATACACGCGTTGAAACCGGGACGTTTCAAAGCGCAACCACCGGAGCTTATACGATCAATTACACCCAGAGCGTGAGTGGTAGCAGCACGGCAACGCTTGAACTCCTACGCGCTGGAAAGGTTGTGTCGAGGCTGGAAGTCATCGGGCAATTCAGCGCGAACATATCAGGCCAGATGGGGTATTCAGTCCCAATCGCTTATTCATCATCGACGGGGTATAGCGCCTACCCCTCACGCGATAGCGGGTCAAAATCAGGCACAACAGCCGTTAATGTCACGGCCACCCTTGATGGGGTCAAAATCATGGAGCAGTCACGCAGCGTGACAGGCCGGGGCGTTGATTATTCATTAATGAACAATGCCCACTTTCCCTACCGGGGCGCGAAAAGCACAGCCGATGCCGTGTTGTATGTCGTGCGCTACTGCGCGCAAATGCCCGCGCTTTCCCTGGCGCAATGCAAGAACCTGAGCGCCCCCAATATTGTTGACACCCACTTTATAGGCCCCTGTTTATTGCCCAACGGCAAGACAGCGCCAGGCATCGCCAGCCGCAAACCGCCCCTGGGCGGGCTATTTGGTTCATTCAATCCCGTCACGGGCGAAGCCATCAGGGACGCCCCAAACCCCGTGGCTTACTTGTGAGGGTGCTACATGCAGCGGTTTATAAATAACTGGATAACGCGGCTAAGCCGGGACCTTAAAAGCACAGATAAAACCCTGAGTGTGCCAAAGGACAAGGCCGCCCGGCTGGCGCTGGGCGCGGGTGATTTTTACCTGATCACCCTTTTTGATACGGCGCGTGATCGTTTCGAAATCGTAAAGGCAACAGCCATCAGCGCTGGCGATATCACCATAGAGCGTGGCCAGGAAGACAGCAGCGCCCAGGATTGGAGCCGAGGAACACAACTGAGCGTTAATATCACCGCCGCAACGCTGGCACGGCTTATGGCGGGCACCGGATCTGACACCGGGGGCGGCACAAGTCCTGAGCCTGACACCGGAGGCGGTACAAGCCCAGGCACCGGGACAGGCGCGCCCTTTGTGGGCGTTGTACCGCCTCAAGCCATGCCGGTGCTGGCCACGGCCACATACTATGATGCTGATGATGCAATCATTCTTGAGGTATGGCACGCCACGCAAGGGCGCATATATCGGCAGATGGTGGGGGACAGTTGGTCATATAACCATGTTGGGTTGATGGCTATGTCGCGCACCGGGCGTTTTGTGGGTGCTACAACAGATGGTCAAGGCGGTTACCTGATCGCTGACGTTGAAAAGAAAAGCACACTAAAGCTCACAGGCCTGCCCCTTCAAACAATCTGGCAGCGCTATAGCGGGCCGCAGTTCGGACCCGATGACATGTTGTACGGGTCCCGCTATGAATGCAGGATCAACCCCGTAACCGGGGAGCGAACCGAAATCAAACTGACGCCGGACGTTGGGCAGCCCGCATCAATGAGCATTAGCCCGGACGGCAAAACGGTTGCTTTCGGGTATCACCTCACGGGTTATCACGATCCCGGCACACCGGGCGGCGATGATTTATATCTGAGAATCTATGACACGCAAACACTGAACGAAATAGACGCCAGTGCCTACGTCCTGCCGCCCGCGATTGTGGGGCAGCGCCATACAGTTGATGTGAGCTATTCGCCTGATAATCACTATCTAGCCCTGGCCTGGGGGCAGTTCGATAATGTCAACGGCTGGACGGTTGCATCAGGCGTGCGAATCTATGACACAACCAATGGCGCGGTGGTCTGTGATATAGACACAAACACGGAAGGCTTTGCGCATTACGGGCCATTCTGGCTGCGCGACACGTCACACCTGTTCATCTACCCAAGCGGCTTTCAGGCCCCTTCGTTTTATATCGTTAAAACCTCTGACTGGTCTGTTATCGAGCGCACGCCATCAGAACCGGGCTATGCCGAGGGCGGGCCGGGTTCTATCGTCCAAACCGCCGATTCATCCGCGCTTTTGTACTACGAAGTCAAAAACACCCAGCCGGTTATGTATGACGCCAAAACCTGGGCCGAAATATCCGCGCCAGCCTGGGTGCCCCGTACCGACGCGATACGCGTAGTCAGCCCAAAAAACAATTAATTCCCTATCCATACCCCCTCATAATCTGGTGCTCTTATGACTCCGGCTAATATCCCGCTGCGCCTGATTCCGGGCACAACGTTCTCAGATGCCGTGCGGTTCATGCTTCCCAGCTGGACCTATAAAACCATCGCCCGCATCGAGCCAAGCGCGCCGGTACGCCTCACAGTGCCGGGTCATGGTCTGGCGGCTGATTGGCCTGTCTGGATAAACGGGGTTCGCAACATGCCAAGCCTTAACCGGCTACGCGGGGCAGCCGTGCGCCCGCACATTGCCCGGTTTATTGACCCCGACACGCTAGCGATTAACGAGGAAGACGCCACCCAGGCGCGCCCAGCCGGGGGACTTCTAAGCTATCACCCCCCGGTTGATTTTACCGGGTGCCGGGCGGTTTTTCGGATCTGGACAAAAGACAGCACCGTGCCGGTGCTTGAACTGGATTCCTTCGACAAAGGCGGCTTAGTCATCGAAGGACCGGGCGTGATCACCCGGCGCATTGAGGCTGATGCCGTGCTGGCTTTCAAAACCGGAGTGTATGCCCTGGATGTTCAATTTCCTGACCGCACCGTCACGCGGCTGATGGAGGGGCAAGCGTCCGCTGCCCTCACCTCCAATCAAATGAATTTAAACCCGCTGGTCATTGCATTTTCTGAGCGGGGACCTAGCGGCGGTGGGGCGGTCGAGCTTTCCAAATTAGCAGGCAATGGCCTGAAAGTGGCCGAGGACAACGGTTTATATGTGGCCGACCCCAATAGCGTGATCACAGCTGATTTAGTCGCTTGTTACATCACCGTGCGTGACCTTTAACCCCTGATATCCCGAAAGTGAGGCGATACCATGTCAACTGAAACCCAAGTCATTGCCCTAGCCAAAGCCGTTGCCGCTGACGTTAAACAACTCTATGCACGGGGCGGTGATTTTTCCAAACTCAACACCACCGCTAAAACCAATCTGGTGGCGGCAATCAATGAGATTTACGGTTTAATTGGCCAGTCCGGCGCAAAAATCGACGACACCGCAACAGATGGGAATACGTCTGTTACGTGGTCAGCAGACAAAATTTATGACTCTATTCTGGCATCAGCTAATCAAGTTAGAACGTCCATACTTGGGGGAGCCGGTGAGGCCTTCGACACACTAATCGAGCTAGCCAATGCCCTTGGAAATGATGCCAATTTTTCCGCCACGGTCACAGCCGCGCTGGCTAACCGGGTTCGTTTTGATGCACCGCAAACGCTAACCACGGCGCAGCAGTTGCAAGCGTGCACGAATATTGGTGTAGGTAACCCGGAGGCGGATTTTACGGCGGCTTATAATACTGCAAAGGCCTAAATTATGAGTGTTGAACTCAGAGTGCTTGCACTCGCCCGCGCCATTGCAGCCGATATCAAGGCGCTAGGTGCGGGCAAACAACCTAGTGACGCCACTCTTGCCGCTTTAGCGGCTTTAACGACCGGCCCCGACCAGCTGATTTATTCCACCGGCGTTGATACGTTCGCCCTGGGGGCGTTAACCCCATACGGGCGCAGCCTGATAGACGACAAAACCGCGCTTGAAGCCAGGGCCACGATGGAAACCGTCAAGCAAACCAACACAATGGACACAAGCGCGGGGGCGCTTATGCTGGTCGGCGCTTTTGGCCTGGGCGCACCTGCCTTGCCTACGGCTTTCGCCAATGGATCAGTAATTACCGACTTAAACAACCCGCCGCCCGGTACATGCTTTTTTATGGGCGCGAATCTGCTAAACGCGCCATCGGTTAACTGGTTTATCGTCGTGCAGTATCAGCACAACACATCTTGGATAACGCAAGAGGCCTATGGATTTAGCGGCATCGACATGCGCCGATTCTGGCGGCAAAAGTCTAATGGTATTTGGCAGCCGTGGCAGGAGGTATACACGGGCCTGCCTGATGTCGGCTGGACAGGGGTTACATTCCAAAATGGATGGGCCAATTACGGCGACGCGACATTTGGAACTGTACAGTTCCGCCGGGTTCGGGGAATGGTTGAGCTTAAAGGCATGTGTACTGGCGGGCAGGCAGGGACGGTTATTTTCAACCTCCCTGCCGGATTCAGGCCGCGCCAGGCCAATATCATTCCGGCGGTATCAGCTGATGTGTTTGCATCGGTCATTATTTATAGCGACGGTAATCTAATCTGGCGGGCCGGGGGGAGTAACGCATGGATAGGCTTGGCCGGTATCCGCTTCATGGCTGAGGTTTAAGGAGGCGTCATGGCAAATCCGAAGGATAACAGCGCGCCCGACGAGCACAGGCGCGCCATTGAGCTAACAGCCGATAGGTTCTATCAGGCGGATATCATCTTTCAGCCGGGCCAAGAGATGCCCGAGCACTGGACGGCTGACCTTTTACCTGACGGACCCGGCTTTTACCGGCCACAGTATCAGGGCGGAAAACGCAAGGGTAACGGCGAATACACAAACGGCAATTGGGTGGATGTGAACCCAGCCGCCGCGCCAACGCTTGAAGCCAGGCGCAAGGCCCGCAGCGCGCAATTAAACGCCGATTATAGCGAGGCCATGCGCAAGGTTCAGGAAGGGTGGCCCACCTATGAGGTGCTAACCTGGCCAACCCAGGCAGAAGAGGCCAAAGCCTGGAAGGCCGCGCCCGAGGATAAAAAACCCGAAACCCCTTTTTTATCGGCCATGTTTCAAACACGCCGCGCCATGGGCATTGAACAAAGTTTTGCGGATTTAATAGACCGGGTGATCACTAATCAGGAGCTATACACCTTCGCCGTTGCTTATCTGACCGGCGTACGGCACGCCACTGAACAGATGATAGAACACAGCGATAACCCGGAGGCTGTGCAGTGGTCATTTACCCTGCCCGCGTCTGATGCACCTACAGCCTAACCCCAGCGAGCGGGGGCGGTTTCTTTCACACCTGCAAGCCGAACAGTTCACCCGCTGGCGCTGGCGACTCATCACTGACCTTCCCTATCAGGACCCGTTACACGGCACCCTTCGCGTGCCTGCCGGTTTCGTTACCAACTTTGCTAGCGTCCGGGCGTTGCGCCTGGTGCCCTTCCCGCTCTATTCAATTTTAGTGGGCTATGGCAACGCCGCTACCACTGTTCACGATTGGCTTTATTCACCTGAATGCCCGTTAGGCCTGACACGCGCAGAGTGTGATGCTGTGTTGTATCGAGCGCTGAGGGCAGAAGGGGTGGCGCGCTGGCGTGCCGTGCTGTTTTACGTGGGCGTGCAAATTTGGGGAGGTAGTCATTTTCAAACACCACGCCCAGAGGGTGAATATTAGGGGGGTTCACGTGATCATAACCATGACATGGAGTTTCGAGCAGTGACCAGAGCCGCGAACCATGCCCGCCTTGAGCGGGCTTTTTTTTGGTCTGAGAAAAGGTGGTCCCATGAATTTTGATGTGGCTTTTCAGCGTGTCGTCGGCCACGAAGGCAACTTTCAGGATGAGCACGAAGACCGGGGGAACTGGACTTCTGGAATTATTGGCGTAGGCCAACTGAAAGGGACGAAGTTTGGCATTAGCGCTATGAGCTATCCGCACCTTGATATAAAAAATCTGACGCTGGCGCAGGCAAAAGAAATCTATAAACGCGACTTTTGGGACCGGGCGAAGCTTTCAGAGTATGACCCCGGTTTTTCCTTTCAGGTATTTGACGCCCAGGTCAACCACGGGCCGGGTAATGGAATCCGGTTTCTACAGCGTGCGGCGGGGGTGGCCGATGATGGCAGCGTGGGACGCATCACCCTGGCTGCCGTGAAGGCAATGACCGTCACGGATCTGGTCATGTTGTTTAACTCTGAGCGCCTGACGTTTATCACAAAGCTGGCAAAGTTCGAGCGCTACGGCGGGGGATGGGTCAACCGCGTAGCGCAAAACCTCAGATACGGCGCTGAGGACACGTGACCCCTAATCGCCCGCCACACTGCCGACGAACGTAGCGAGATAAAAAGCGCCCTTCGACTCACTCCCCCCGCATGAATTCCCCTAAAACCAGCGCCGTAGCAGGTTTTTCAATCAGGGCACATGATTAGCTATCACGTGCCCTGCCTTTCGAACTCAAACCACACCCATGCGAACCCGCGCCAATGCTGCCTCTCAGGCTGCCGCCTTGTTTTGGCCAGGGCACATGATTTTTGCCGTAGCGAAAACGTAGCAACATTTTTGCCTTTGACCGCTTGTAAAAACGGGCCAGACGTTAGGCGCTTTTGAGTTCGTCCATTAATTCCGGGTGCCGGTCCAACAGCTTGAACAATTGCACC